CCCCCGGGTTGCTTTTAACTCCTTCACAACCAACAAGAGGCCCTTGAAAGTAGGGCAAAACTAAACGAAACTAATTGACAACTTACCTAAAGGAAGTGATATTTACGAAGAAGGCATCAAGTATTCAGTATAACGCTCCCGAAACAAGACCAGGTCTTACGCCAGAGACTAGACAAAACCAGCTTATTGCGTTAGCATGGAATTGTGCAGAGAAACAACTGAGAGACGGAACGGCTTCATCGCAAATTATTACTCATCTTCTAAAAATGGGATCGCTTGAAAAGCAGATCGAACTCGAAAAGCTGAGAAAGGAAACGATATTACTCGAGGCAAAGACAGAATCGATCAAGGCAGCGGCCCAAAATGCAGCATCTTCAGAGCTTGCTCTTGAAGCATTCCGTTCCTATGCTGGCGCAGCTAGCCGGGAGGAGATCATCTATGATGAAGGAGAGTAAAACATACGATGAACTCATAAAGTACCAGACATATGACGAAAGACTGGAGTATCTTAGAACGAACAGCCCTATCGGTGGAGAGACGTTCGGATGCGACAGATATTTGAACCAAGCATTGTACAAATCACCTGAATGGAAAAGCTTTCGAAACAAAGTGATAATTCGGGATCAGGGTTGCGATCTTGGTTTGCCTGGTTATGGTTTAGATAAGAGGGAGATAACGATACATCACATCAATCCAATCACCGTTGACGACATCGTCGAGAAGCGACCGTGCGTTTTCGATATGAATAACGTTGTGTGTGTATCAACAAACAAGACACATAAGTTCATCCACTACGGGACTGGTAAAAGTTATGACCCGGTTCCGAAGGAAAGAGAGATGAACGACACTTCACCGTGGAAACGGAGGGAACCAAATGGAAGAGAATGAATTAATCCCGCCGTTCGATAGAATGAGCGTATTGGATTCTACAAAGAAATTAATAGGGCTCATGTATGACGATGACACGTTTGATGTAGACGTAATTGCTGCAATCAATTCCGTGTTCGCGTCAATGTTACAGATGGGAATCGGTCCGAAACGCGGTATCATTGTTTATGACAGAACTACCAGATGGGACGAATACTTTGAAGAAGCCATGATCGGCATGCTTCAGACATACATGGCAAATAAAGTACGAATGATTTTTGATCCGCCTACAACGTCTTCCTTGGCCGAAGCCTACAAGAAGACTATTGAGGAGACCGAGTTTCGTCTCTTTATTGCGGCAGAGAATAGCGAACTATTATCGCCAAATAAGGAGGTGTTATGATGGCCACATACGATGAATTCGAAGATGAGCTGATGCATTATGGTATTCTCGGAATGCACTGGGGTCTTAGAAGATGGCAGAGAAAAGATGGTAGTCTTACTCCTGCGGGCGTTAAGCATTACAACAAGATTCGTAGAAAAGAATTAAAAGAGCAGGCTAAAAGAGAAGGTTCTAATCGTAAAGTCGATAACCAGATCGATAAGGACTATCAGGCAAAGATGAGATTCGATGCTGAACATCCGGGATATTTGACGGATCAGGAAATCGAAGATCGAATCCGCCGTCTCCAAAGAGAAAAAGTCCTTCAGGACGAATATACAAAGGCACATCCTAAGGGACGTGGCAAGCAACTTGTCGATTCGTTTGTCGATAGTCTTGTTCCTGCAGCCGGACGTAAAGCAGCTGATATGTCCGTCAATGCTGCAGCAGCCATCGTGGCGAATAAGATCGCCGGCAACAGAATTAATACGTATGATCTTGCTAAGTCGATTGCTGATGGTAGAACTCACATCACTGAGGATAAAGACTACTGGAGTGATCAGCATCGCTCGGAATACGATCGCGCTGAAAAGGAAAAAGCAGCTAAAGAAGAGTCTGATTACAAGAAGAAACTTCAGAGAGAACGCGACGAAGAAGAGTGGAGATATCAGCGAGATCAAAAGAGAAGATCTGAAGAGTATGACAGAGATCGTAAGAGACGTCTTACCGAAGACGATGAGGACTATAATAGAAGACTTCAGAGAGACAGGGACGACGAACAGTGGAAATATGATCGTGACCAAGCTCGCGGTGATCAGAAACACGAGAAAGATAGAAAACGTCAGATTAGCGAGGATGAAGAAGATTATATTAGAGAATGGCTTCGACTTAATGATTATAACGAAAAGGATAAAATTCCTGGCTATTCTTACAAACCTAGTCGCTTCACATCGAGTAACAAGATCGACAAGGAAAAAGTTAAAGAAGCTGTTAAAGACATGAGTCTGGAAGATATCGATGAAATCGAAGAGCTTATGCGGATCATAAAGTCACGTAAATAATTTTTAAGGAGGTGATTCCATTGGGCATGTAGACTTCTTACAAAAGATAAGATTGACAAATGAATGTCGCGAAACTATTCAGATTCAATCTTATTAGGAGGTATGCATTATGGAATATGCAAGTAACGGAAAAGGTAATTTAGGAGTAACTTTAGGAGCAATTGGAACTGGTCTTGGTATTCTCAACGGAGGAGCCGGACTTCTCAACATGCATGGCGGTAATGCCGGATTCTATAACAATGGTGGACAGTGCTTTGGAAACAACCAGCTTGTGACGAAGGATGAACTCACCATGGCTATGTCTCTGGCAGCGAAGGATTCTGAGATTGCACTTCTCAAATCCGAGCAGAATACCGAGATCAAGATCGCTGATGTTTACGAGAGAATTATGACTCGCGTAAATCAGGATCAGAGAGATCAGGCTGCTTGGAATGCAAGTCAGTCCGTTGCTAATGCTCAGATTTCCGCAGCGATTGCGACAAATACGAACAGTATTGAAGCACTTCAGCGTTGTTGCGATAAGATCACGATGATCAAGGTTCCGAACAGTGCCGTATGCCCTGGCTGGGGTGATGTTAATGTGGTTCCGGTAACACCTACACCGTAATCAACAATCATCACATATATTTGGGCCTGGAGCGATCTGGGCCCTTTATAAATTGGAGGGAATAATATGGTAACACAGGAACAGTTTGTAAACGGGATGATCAATTACGTTGATAACGAAGTTATACCAAAATTACCAACGATCGGAAAATGGGGACTTGGATCCATAATTGTACTCACTAGTTCGAAAACGAATGAGATCGTTAATTTATTAACATCGAATCCGATTGTGGCAACAATTGGCCTTGTCGATGAGAACGGTCGCATATACTCCGATCGATTATTTACAGCATTGAAAACAAGTGCCCAGAAGTACGGGAATCTTGTGATCAACATTCCTGTTGTGGGAACTCTCAGTTTTTCCGCAGACGATGTGGACAAGGCGAGAATGTATGTTGATGGAGGTGCTGGACAATGACGGACGCGTTAAGAACTAAGATTCAGGAAGCTCATAAAGAGGAAATCGCAGATCACGAAAAGTACAGAAGTCTTGCTGAGATGGCGAAGAAGGAAGGCGTCAGTTGCGCCGGTATTTTGTGTGATATTGCAGATGATGAAGAGACGCATATGCGAGCTCTTGAACACATGCTTTCAATGGAACACTAACTTTATTGGCTTAACGCTGTGCCACAAACAGCGTATATGAAGAAGGATATTACGCACTAAGTATAGGGAGGAACTATGGGCTACGCGTTAAGACGATCCTTAATGGACGGTCTTAGTAATACTGCCGTGCCGAAATATTACGGACAGTTTAGAGATGCCGTTATTAGGGGAGAGATTCCAGTCTGCAAGAAGATTGAGTTGGAAATGAATCGAATTGACGCACTCATAGCAGACCCGGATATTTATTACGATGAAAAAGCTATAGATGGTTGGATCTTATACTGTGAGAATGAAATGACACTCACAGATGGATCCGATCTTGTGTTGTTAGACACTTTTAAACTTTGGGCAGAATCAATATTCTCCTGGTTCTATTTCGAGGAACGAGTAGTGTACATGCCGAATGCAAACGGCGGACATTTTGTTCGGAAGAGAATTAAGAAGAGATTGATAAACACGCAATATTTGATTATTCCAAGATCGAACGCAAAGACGTTGTATGAGACATTGTTGCAATCATTCTGGTTGAACATCGATACAGCGACAACACACCAGATCACAACCGCTCCGACTATGAAACAGGCGGAAGAGGTTATGTCTGCGTTCAAGACAGCAATCACCAGAGCAAGAGGTCCTCTGTTTCAATGGTTGACAGAAGGATCGTTGCAGAATACAACTGGTAGTGCTGCCAATCGACAGAAATTGTGTTCGACAAAAGAAGGAATTAAGAATTTCGTAACGGGATCGGTCCTTGAAATAAAACCGATGTCGATACAAAAATTACAGGGCTTACGATGTAAGTATGCAACAGTAGACGAATGGCTTTCCTGTGATATTCGCGAAAACCCAATCGCAACTATTGCACAAGGTGCAGCAAAGAATGCAGATTACATGATCGTTGCCGTATCTTCGGAAGGAACAATCCGAAACGGCCCTGGCGATAATATTAAGATCGAGTTAGATAAGATTCTGACCGGAGAGTATGTCAATAAGCACGTATCTATTTGGTGGTACATGCTTGATGATATTACAGAGGTTGGAATGCCGGAAATGTGGCCAAAGGCTAATCCGAACATCGGTTTGACTGTCGAGTATGACACGATCCAGCTTGATGTTGAAAAAGCAGAACATAATCCGGCATATCGAAATGATATGCTCGCAAAACGATTCAATCTCCCAATGGAAGGTTACACATACTATTTCCCTTATGAGGAAACATTATGCCATCCTCAGAGAGATTACTGGAAGATGGATTGCGCTCTTGGAGCCGACCTTTCAAGAGGTGATGACTTCTGTGCGTTTACATTCTTGTTCCCACTTCCGGACGGAACATTCGGTATCAAGACGAGATGTTACATAACAGAACTCACTTATAGAAAACTTCCAGAGGTTCTTGCAAACAAATACATGGATTTTATCGATGAAGGAAGCCTATACATCATGAATGGGACAATTCTCGACATGATGGAAGTTTATGACGAACTTGAAGCCTTTATCGATCAAAATAATTATAATGTTGTATGTTTCGGTTACGACCCATATAATGCAAAAGAGTTCGTAGAACGTTGGGCTACGGAGAATGGTGAATACGGAGTTGAAAAAGTTCCACAGGGAATGAAGACAGAGACGGTTCCGCTGGGTGAATTGAAGAAACTTTCGGAAGAACGTTCTCTTATATTTGACCAACAACTATTCTCTTTTACAATGGGTAACTGTATAACTCTAAATGATACAAACGGAAACAGAAAGCTTTACAAGAGACGATCGGATGAGAAGATCGATGCCGTTGCAGCTCTTCTTGATGCGTTCGTAGCTTATAAGCATTGTAAAGATGATTTTTAGGAGGTAGATAGATGACCTGGATGATAAAAAGATCCGAAGACACTCTTTCTCACTCCGCCGGACACAAATACATCGATAAGTATCGCGACAATAATGGTAATTGGCAGTATATTTATGACAACGGAAGAGAAAAGAATCCTGTTAAGAACACCATTAGAGAAGCATATGTTGGTCTCAAAAATGCTACGGCACTCAGACCTAAGAAGGCAACATCTAAGCCGGTAACGGAGCCTAGTGTAAACACCGGAAATGCAATTGACGAAGCTCGTAAGAAACTTGCTGCTGCAAATCATGAACAGGAAGTTCTTAGAAACATGAGACGTAATAAACCGGTTTACAAGAATGGTATTCCTGCAAATGCTACTCAGCCGGTTAAAAACACCGTTAACAAAAGTGCATATAAGCCAATCATCGATGTAAATGGTAGAGCAAAAGCGGAGAAAGAAGCCCAGGAAAGAGCATATGCTGATTATAAGGCGAGATCTGTAGTAAAAAGTGCGACGCCGAGTTCTGATATTCTCAGCAAGAGTTATAGAGACGATATGCGCAAAGAAGCTGCTGAAAAGAGAGCAAAGCGCAGCAAGGTCGAGAATATGCTCAGGGACTTTAAGAAGAAATTAAATAAGAAGTTAGGGAGGTAGTGAAATGGCCTGGTTAATTAAGAACAAGAACGATTCTCTGGCGCACGCAGGAATCGGAAGCCATAAGCATATTGACAAATACCGCGACAGAAAAGGTAATTGGCAGTACGTGTACGAAGACGGCAATAATACGTCTAATAAACCAAGAATGGTTGGTCTCGGTGTCGAAGAACATAAACGTCAGGTAGCTGAAGCAGAGAGAAGAAACAAACCGAATTATAATGGAGGGATTCCTGACAATGCAACGCAACCTTCCAAGAAAAGAAAGTTGACATACGATGATGTAAAAAGTTCAACCTCGAAGATCAAAGATACCGCGGCTAAGTTGTATAAAGATGCCAAGACCGCACAGTATGAGAAGAATTGGAAACAGAATGCCGAGATGGGCCGCTTGCTCGCAGAAGAACGAGCAGCCGAATCGAGACTGCGCGAAGCTCAAAGTAACGTAAGAATCGCTAAGATCACGTCGAATCCGAACTACAAGAACCCGTTCGAAGGTGCGACCAGTTTGAATGGTCATTGGCCGGACGAGGATGAAAGATTATATGAATACGCTATAAAAAGATTCAAAGACGAGGATAAAGCAAAAGAATATGTCGACAAAAGATCAACAATGCATGTTGAAAAAGCCACAAAAAAACACGGAGTAATAGGTGATGCAAGAGGATATGAGTCTGATCTCAAAAAAGCACGAGAAAAAGATTACAACGCTCGCGTTCTGTCAAAGCAGGAATCCATGAAAGTAGATCGCCAATATGAAAAGTTTAAAAAGGAACGTGAAGAAAACCACGCTAAGCAGGTAGCCGAAAATGAAAAGCGCAATAAGCCGACTTATCAGAACGGAATTCCTGACAATGCTACAAACGCGTCTAAGGCAAGATCTGATTCACACGCTCGTCAGGTGGCAGAAGCTGAGAGAAGAAATAAGCCGACTGGCATCCCGGCCAATGCTACGCAGCCTGTTGCTGGAGACAAGGCTAAGACGAACGCTAAGCACCTTCAGGAAGTAAGAAGTAATATGCTTCGTAATAAACCGTCTTATGATGGTGCTCCGGCTAATGCTACACGTTATAACAAAGAAGAACATGACGCTCTTGCTAGAGAGTATAACAAGCGTAAGAGACCGGCTATTACTAGGAGGTAACTAATGGCAGTATTTGACAGATTCAAGAACGCTGTAAACGCGTTTACCTCAAGGGATCCGACCAGATTCCGCGAGGATGAGAAATACGCAGCGAGTTCGTTCGTATTTGGAGACATTCGTCCGGATCGTTTGAACCTCTCGTATTCCAAACAGGATAAGTCAATTGCCGAAGCTGTTTGTAATAGAATCGCCATGGATGTAGCAGCTGTTGATATTCGCTATTGCTACACCGATGGAAACAAATCATACATCGATGATGTAGACTCCGCCTTGAACGACTGTTTGACATTGGAGGCTAACATCGACCAGACAGCACGATCGTTCATCCAAGATATTGTTACAACATTGATGGATGAAGGTTATTGCGCAGTATGTCCGGTAGACACCGAAGTTGATTTGAGCGAGAAAGAAGTCGTTGATATTTATACCATGCGAGTTGGTAAGATTGTAGAATGGAAACCGAAACACGTTCGTGTAAACCTCTATGATGAACGTACTGGTAATCACAAGGAACTTACATACCGTAAATCCGAGATCGCCATTATTGAGAACCCGTTCTACACGATCATGAATCGACCGAACTCGACTTTAAAGCGTCTTGTTCGTAAACTTGCGATCCTGGATATTATCGACGAACAAACCGGTAGTGGTAAGCTGAACATGATTATTCAGTTACCATATTCTGTTCGAACACAGGCAAAGAAAGAGCAGGCAGAAGAGAGAAAGAAAGATATCGAGATGCAACTTACCGAAAACAGATACGGTATCGCATACATCGATTCTACGGAGAAAATTATTCAGTTGAATAGACCGTTAGACAACAATCTTCTTTCCCAGATTGAAAGCTTGCAGAAATTGTTATTCTCTCAGCTCGGAATGACCGAAGAGATCATGAATGGATCTGCGAATCAGGAAACAATGCTCAACTATTATTCGAGAACGGTACAGCCTTTCTTGAACGCAATTTGTGATGAGTTTAAGCGAAAGTTCATCTCTAGAACTGCTAGAACGCAGGGTAAGACAATTACATATTTTAGAGATCCGTTCGCACTTGTTCCTGTAAGCGAAATCGCTAAGATTGCAGATACAATGACTCGAAATGAGATCATGACCGCAAACGAGATTCGTCAGAAGATCGGTATGAGACCGTCCGATGATCCGAAGGCAGACGAGCTTAGAAATAAGAACCTTAGCCAATCTGCGGATGCCCAGGCAGCAGAACAGTTGGCTGAAAACGAAGTATATGCAGAGGAGGGAAATTACCCATATGAGGAGTAATCGAAATACCCGCCAGTATGATATTGCTGGATGGGCAACTAAAAACGACATCCTTTGCAGTGATGGTAGAACAATCCGTAAGGACGCGTTCATCGAAAATGATGGAAAAGTCGTTCCTATGGTATGGAATCACCAGCACGATGACCCGGCTAATGTGCTTGGCCATGCGGAACTGGAGAACCGCGACGAGGGAGTTTACTTCTACGGATGGTTTAATAACACCGAGAGTGGACTTATTGCAAAGGACCTCGTAAAGCATAAGGACGTGGACAGAGTGTCCATCTATGCGAACCAACTTAAGCATGTAAACGGCGGTAACGTCGTACATGGAGATATTAAGGAACTCTCCCTTGTGCTCGCAGGGGCAAATGAAGGCGCAAAGATTTGCGAAGTTCTTTGTCACTCAGAAGGAGGAGAGTCAGACGAATGCATCATCCGCTCCACCGAGCCTTTATGGTTCAGCGATGAGTTATCCCATTCGGATGATGACAATGACGAAAGGGAGGACTTCAAAATGGGAGATATTGATGTAAAGGCCGAGTTCGAGGGCATGACCGATGCTCAGAAGCAGGCTGTGTACGCAATTGTCGAGGATCTGTTACCGACCGAAGACGAAGAGTTCGAGGAAGAAGAGATCGAAGATGAGGAGTACGACGACGAAGCCGAAGATGACGGCGAATATGACGAGGACATCGACTATGAGGGCGATGACGAAGATTTTGATGAATATGAGGAGGACGACGAAATGAGACACAACGCATTCGACCATGAGAATGAATTCAACGACACCCTGACCGACTCCGATGAGATGGCGATCATTAACTCCGCAGCAAACAGCAATGGTTCTCTGAAGAAGGCTTTCAAGAGCTTTGCTGGTGAGGATGGAGAACTGTACCATGCTGGTTTACCGGGCGGAGTAACCTTTGATACCACCGGAAGATCCTACGAGATGCCGAATGGCGAGTCCCGTTATTATGGTATTAAGAACACCAGCACTCTGTTCCCGGATGCAAAAGCGCTCAATCCGATTCCGGAGTTCATCTCCAGAAACATGGATTGGGTCAACAAGGTAATGAGCGGCGTTAAGAAGATTCCGTTCAGCCGTGTTAAGACCGTATATGCTGATGTAACCGAGGACACCGCTCGTGCATTAGGTTACCAGACCGGTAACTACAAGAAGGAAGAGGTATTCTCTCTGTTAAAGAGACACGTATCTCCGACCACCATCTACAAGAAGCAGAAGATGGACAAGGATGACATCGCAGATATCACCGGATTTGATGTAGTTGCTTGGATTAAGGCTGAGATGAAGCTGATGCTGAATGAGGAAATCGCTCGTGCAATCATCATCGGCGATGGTCGTCTCGCTTCTTCCGAGGATAAGATCAACGAGTCTTGCATTATCCCGGTAGCAAAGGATACCCGTTCTGGAGTATTCGCTATCCCGGAGGCTGTTGAGTATTCTTATGCAGCAACTGACGATGACGACACCAAGGGATCCCTTCGTGCTAAGGCATTCATTAAGAAGGTAAAGAAGTCCCGTAAGGATTACAAGGGATCTGGTAACCCGGTTCTCTTCACCTCTGAGGATCTTCTCACCGATATGTTACTTCTTGAGGATGGAATCGGTCGTCCGCTGTACGACACCATTGAGAAGCTTAAGACTGCTCTTCGCGTAAGCGACATCATCACTGTTGAGCAGTTCAGTGGCCTTAACAATGATTTCCCGGCATACAAGGAAGGAACCAAGGATTGGGACTACAACACCAACAACACCCAGTCTAAGGGTCTTCTTGGTATTATCCTTAACCTCAACGACTACGGCGTAGGCGCTGATAAGGGTGGTGCTGTATCCCTGTTCGATGACTTCGACATCGACTACAACCAGATGAAGTACTTAATCGAGACCCGTATGTCCGGTATGTTAATGAAGGCTAAGTCCGCATTAATCTACGGTGACTTCGGCGCTCAGCAGGCTTAATCGGAGGTTCAAAATATGGCAAAGTGGTCTGGTAAAATTGGCTTTGCGCTGAGCGTGGAAGATCCAGACGCACCGAGCGTGTGGAAATTAGAGGTGATTGAAAAACCTTACTATGGTGAGATTCTCACGAATAAGCAAAGGATTCAATCATCTCAGGATTCCACAATTGACAACGTGGTGTTCACGAATGAAATCTCTGTTCTCGCCAACGCTTTCCTTATGGAAAATTATACGAGAATGCTCTATATTACATATATGGGTGTTCGACTTAAAATTGACGGGGCCGAGCTTAAGTATCCTAGAGTTACATTAACGACAGGAGGTAAATACGATGGCACGGACAATTAGAACAGAGCGTGACGACCTCGATGAAAAGTTAAGAGCATGCTTTTCCGAGTCACCGCATGTGTATTATAACCCGCCCGAGAAACTCAAGATGACCTATCCGGCCATTCTTTACTTTCATACAGGCGGTCGTAACTTTCACGCTAATAACATCGTTCATGCTCAAACACATGGTTATAAGATCACCGTCGTTGACAGAGATCCTGAAAGCCCACTTGCAAAACAAGTAAGTAAGATCCCTGGGGTTGCTCAGGGGCCAAACTACAGGGCTGATAACCTGTATCATTTCACATTCACTATCAATCTTTTTATTAAGGAGGTACATGTATGAGTACTTATAACATCGAGTGGGATAAGGCGGAAGACCGCACCTACGAAACCGGTGTCGATCATGGTGTCATCTATGATTACAGCACCGAAGCAGGCTATCATGACGGCGCAGCTTGGAATGGTTTAACCCAGATCTCCGATAACCCGGAGGGTGGCGAGACCAACTCCTTATACGCTGATAACATGAAGTATCTTAACCTGGTATCCGCAGAGAACCTGAAGATGACGATCCAGGCTTACACTTATCCGGATGAGTTCGCAAAGCACAATGGTGAGGCATCTCCGGAGGGTCTCCCGGGCGTTAAGATGCGTCAGCAGGCTAGACTTCCGTTCGGTTTCTGCTACAGAACCAAGATCGGTAACTCCGTTGAGGGTGAGGATTACGGATACAGACTGCATCTTGTATATGGTTGTACTGCAGCACCGTCTTCCAAGGATCACTCCACCACCAATGAGAATCCGGAAGCAGCTCAGATGAGCTGGGAAGTAAATACTATCCCGGTACCGGTTACTGGCTTCAAGCCGACCGCTTGCCTCGAGATCGACTCCGTTGATTTCGTTGGTGAGAAGGCAGCAAACCTCGACGCTCTTCTTACGATCCTCTACGGAACCGGCGATACAAAGGGTGTAATGCCGCTCCCGGATGACGTGTTCAAGGTTCTTAAGACCGGCAGCATCGCTGGCTAATACATTATTTAAGTACAGCAAGGGGCCACGCGTGATGTTTGGCCCCTTTTATTTTTCGAATTTGAAAGGAGTAAAAACATGATTGTAAAGAACATTACCTATAACGATTTTAATGGATCTTCTAGAAACGAGCCGTTTTATTTCAACCTCACTGAGGCAGAACTCTTTGAACTTGAGTTTGGTACAAAGGGTGGTCTCGTTGCTTACCTTAAGGAGATCTCTTCGACTCAAAATGGGGTAGAAATGATGAAATTCGCTAAGTCTCTTCTTCTTAAGTCTTATGGTAAGAAGACTCCGGATGGAAGAGGATTTATGAAGAGCGACGAAATTCGTGCAGAGTTCGAATCCACGAATGCGTTTTCTCAGTTGTTTATTAAATTCATCACCGACAGCGAGTGGGCGATTGAATTCTTACTTGGAATTATCCCGTCCGATATGTCCGGTAAGGTAAGAGAGCAGATGGCAACTAACCCGGATGCACTTTCCTTAACCGTTGATGCCGAGACGATTTAGGAGGTCTCATGCTGACCATAGTCATACCAGAAAAGGAACTATGGGACGAGCGAAACTGTTGTTTTATCAACATAAAGGACACAAAGATAAAGATGGAACATAGTCTCCTCTCAATAGCACGTTGGGAGGAGAAATATGAGAAATCGTTCTTAAACGTTGGTCCCAAAACAATAGAAGAAGAGCTTGACTATTTCAAGTTCATGACGATTACTCCGAATATAGATGATAGTGTGTATCTTTGTTTAACAAAAGAGAATAAAGAGGACATACGAGATTACATTGCGAGAAAGCATACCGCAACAACAATTAATACCAATGGTAATAAAGCGTCAAATGACCAGTTCATAACGAATGAACTTATTTACTATTGGATGGTAGAGTCTGGAATCCCATTCGAATGCGAGAAGTGGAATATTAACAGACTTATGACGTTAATTGAAGTCGTTTCAAACGAGAGAGGTCCGAAACAGAAGATGTCTCCGGAACAGACTGCTGCTATGTATGCCGCCAGAAACAAAGCACGACGTGCCAAAATGAATTCGAAAGGATAAGATATTATGATTACAGATGTTGGATTTATCAGATACTGTGAGTATATGTACAAGGCGGCTCCTATCTATACATGGGGAGCAGATGGGGAAATCATCACCAAGGAACTCATCGATACTTTGAAAAAGAAATTCCCTAATGGAGATTATAGCAATATTGATCTCAGCAAACATGAGGGAAAAATGGGTATGGATTGCAGTGGAGCATACACGAAGCTGTCTGGAATGAACATTACTTCTAGAATGTACTATGATAAGTGCATTACGAAGGGTCCGGTGTCGGAAATGAATATGGATATTCCTCAGCTCGTGTTCAGAGGAAACAGTCCAAAAACAATCGGTCACGTTGGTGCATACCTCGGAGATGGCAGAGTGTTCGAGATGTATAATGACTGTGAACTCCATGAATTTAAAAAGTCCAAATGGAATTATTACGGTATTCCGGATTGGATTGAGTACACAAAGAAGAAGGAAACCGGATTTCCGGATGTTCCATTTATTATTAAGCTGAAAGAGAAGGACTTACCTCTCTATGCTACACCAAGTTACGCAACGATTGCGAGATTCTTACCGGATATTAATAAGTATACAATCGTTGAAGTTAAGAACGGTTTCGGCAAATTTAAGTCCGGAGCCGGCTGGTTCGATTTGAACAGAAGTTATACTTACGAGATTTGTAAGTAATGGAGGTTGCCATGGGAAAGAGCCGAATATACTACCGAGAGAAGGGTAACTTTAAGAAGTTAACAAGTAAACTTGAGAACATTAAAGAAGCCCTTCATGTCGGTATTCTCGACAAGTATGGAAGGAAGGGTGTGGAAGCTCTTCGCATGGCAACACCTATTGAAACAGGAAGAACCGCAGCGTCCTGGTATTACGAGATTGAGAACAACAGTAATGACTCAGCCGCTCTATATTTCTGTAATTCAAACATTCAAAATGGCGCTAATATAGCCCTCGTAATTCAGATGGGCCATGCAACGCAATCTGGATGTTGGATCGAAGGATACGACTACATAAACCCAGCTCTCTATCCGATTTTCGAAGAGCTGTGTGATGAAATATGGAGGGAGGTACGAGGAATAAATGGCTAAAGAAGTTGATCAGAGAATAGTCGAAATGCGCTTTGAGAACGAACAGTTCCAGCGAAATATTCGGCAGACAATCAAATCTTTGGACAATCTTAGCGATAAATTAGCAATGGACACAGCCTCTAGAGGATTCGATGAACTCCAGAAACTTGTTGATAAGTTCAACTGGGGTTCGTTTTCCCACGGGCTCGATATGGTTATGGATAAGGTTAACTCCTGGTCCGTGCTTATTGAAAGAAAAGTAAAAACCGCAATCATTGATAAGGTTGCAAACTGGTCGGAGTCCCTTGTTAAGAGCATGACTGCGATCGGTCAGGCTGGTTCCGGTTATTCAAAGTATACTGAGAAGATGGAAAGCGTCATGACGATCATGAACGCTACCGGTCTTTCGATGGAACAGGTTAATGAATATCTTGAACAATTGATGCTGTACTCAGATGAAACCTCGTTTAGTTTCACCGAGATGACAAAAGCATTGGCGACATTCACTTCTTCCGGTGCTAAGATCGATGACGTCGTACCAATGATTGAAGGTATTGCGAATGCTACCGCGCATGCTGGTAAGGGTGGGCAGGCTTTAAACTCTGCTCTTTTAAACCTTTCTCAGTCTTTTGGTAGTGGATACCTGCAGTCGATCGACTGGAAATCAGTTGTTGGACAGGGCATCGGTTCGAAATCCTTGAAAGAGGCGTTCATTGAAGCAGCAAAAGCTTTAGGAACGTTAAATAAGGAAGGTAAAACCGCAAAAGGAACTCTCGTAACTGTCGGAAACTTTAACGACACGTTAAAAGAGAAATGGGTAAATACCGACGTAATGACAGCCACGTTTAAGAACTACGCGGCTATGTTTACCGAAGCGGAGGAACTTGTTAAGAATGGAAAAGCAGCTACGATTACAAAAGCGCTTGAGATGCTTGACGATAAATACGACGGTATTGCTAAAGACTCGTTTAATGCGGCACAGAATACAAAGTCGTTCAGAGAGGCTATCGATGCTACAAAAGATGCTGTAAGTTCTGGATGGCTGAGAACATTCGAGATTATATTTGGTAATTTCGAAGAAGCAAGAGAGATGTGGACCGATCTCACCGATCGTCTTTGGGAAGCATTTGCGTCGGGTGAGAAGGATCGTAATGAATTCTTCACACAGTGGAGAGCATGGGACGGTAGACTTAATATGATACGTGCGTTCCAGAACGCATGGGACGCCGTTATGAATGTTCTCGAACTTGTTAAGGACGGAATCGATGATATCTTCCCTGATCGTACCGGTAAACGATTAGCTAAGTTTACGAAGAGTCTAGCTGATCTAACCGAGCAGTTTAAGTTGTTTGATTGGTATGTTAACGCAGCTGGAGAAGATGAAAAGGTATTTACGCCTCTCGGACTTAAAGTTAAAGCCGTCTTCGATGGAATTTCTTCGGTTCTTGGAACCGTTGTTGATTTCTTTAAAGAATTCGGACGACAGGCTGGAAGAGTTGCTGAATCGTTAAAGCCACTAGCGACAAGCTTGTTCAACTTCATTGTTGGGATTGGTAAAAGACTCGGCGTTCTTCGAAAAGATCTTGGAGATTCGAACGCATTTGCAAATATTCTAACACCGATTGCCGACACAATTATTGCATTCGTCAAAATGATAACCCCGGTTGTAAGCGGAGGCCTTGATGGACTTCTGTTGTTTGTAGATGACATTCAGCTTGCTCTAAAGAAACTGTCCGATCTACTGTTCTTCGATAGTATTCACGCTGTTGGTAAGAGTGGTTTGGATATGTTTGTAAATCTATTCAAGTCATTCGGAGAGGCGATTCTATCCGTATTCGATTATATAAGAGATAAGGGTATTATTGGCATCTTAGCAGACGGTAAGGAAATGCTTGACGAGATCGGCTCATCGATTGGCGGAATTCTTGATTGGGCTAAAGAAAAGATTCCGAAGTTCTTTGAAGGCATTGTTAAGTTTGTTCAGTCTCCGCTTGGAGCAGGCCTTGCTACCATAATTGCTGTAATCGCAATTATGAAATTAATGACAAGAGAAACGCACAGCATCTTTGGTATATTTGGAAAGATCAAGAGGTTCTTCAGAAACATCGATCGTGGATTAGAAGATGTGAGAAGATACGTTCGTAGGGTTAATATTCGTGGTATTATTCTTGCTTTAACTGGAGTAATAACCGGAATACTGTTAATAGCAGCATCGATAAAAACCATCGCTGACACGTTTACGAACAATACCAAAGGATTTGCAGCGGCGATTGCTAGTATTACCGGAATATTTATTATGTTGGCTGGTTTGTTTATTGTTGTAAAGACAACCTCAGTTGGCGGCGGTAAAGAGCTTGCAAACTTTGGTAAATTTGCCCAAGGTATCGGTATTGCTATAAACTTTATTGCTACTGCTATTATACAGGTTGCCAACTTTGAGGATGAAGAAAAACTCAGAAAAGCAACGAAGAAAATCTCAGGTATTCTCGCCTTGCTTATGGGATTTGCATTAGTGGCATCTGCGTTTCTTAGCAACAAACTCGTCGACAAAGTTCTCAAAGAACTCGGGCGAATGTTCTTAAGGATAGGTGTATCGATCCTTATTATGTCCAAAGCTATTCGAAGTCTCGGAATGATGGATTCTGATGTATTTAAACAGGGAATTCTTGGTCTGGCAACAATTGCTGGAATTGTATCAGTCATGGGGTTAATCATGACCGGCCTTAGCGGTTTGGGCGATTCCGAAGGATTCAAGGGTCTCGGAGTTATGTTCCGAAATATTGCTCTTTCTATATTAGTTATTATCATCTCGGCAAAGTGGCTTGGTAAAGCACTCGGTGACGAGGATAAACGAGGCGAGGCGATTGCAGGACTTATAGGCGTTGGGGTTATATTCGCCGCATTTGCGACCCTGATAGCTGGGCTTTCAAAATGGGTAGGTAATTCAGGACAGTACATGGATAAGATTTCCAAATTTATCGGAAAACTCTCCGGCATGATGATCGCCTTCACGGTGGCAATTGGAGGCTTGGCGTTGATCGCTAAGTTTGACACAGCTAGTTTATGGAACGCCGTCGGCGTAGTGAGCGTCTTGGAACTTGTTACAGCATTCTTTGTTGGAATCATAGCAAAACTTGCTAGTAAAAAGGGCAACATAAATATGAAGGGTGTTGGCAGAACATTACTGGCTCTTGCTGCATCCATGGCTATTATATCGGTCGCTATAGCAGCACTTACTGGTGTAGCAACGCTCGCCGGAGCTGATAACTTCTCAGTTGTCATGGGAATGGTAACTATACTTATAGTAAGTATTCTCGGCATGGTAGCTATGATTGCCGGATTGTCAAAGAACATGAAGCCAGATGCGCTGAGAACTCGATTTAAGGGAATCGCAAGCATGTTCTTATCCTTATCGTTGCTAATGTTTGCTCTTAGTATTGTGATAGATGCATTTAATGTGGCTTATGCATTTAGTCCTGTATCCACAGCATTAGCAATTGTTTCCGTTCTTGCGATTATTAAGAATATATTCATTGGAATCGCAGGCATTCTCGTTATGCTTACTAGTGGTAAGATAACATTCTATCAGTTGGAGGAGTTGTCCAAGACAATAAAAGCTATTGGTGGAGTTATATCGGTTCTGTCGATAGTCGCTATTGCTTTCTCCGTGTTTGGCGGAGATACAAAAAAGTTCTTAGCTGCTGCCGGAATGATGACGGTCATGATGGGTGCAATAGCCCTTATCATCTACGCAATGTCGAAATTATCAACAGAACAGACTGCGGATGCTGGAAAGATAACAGCAATGATCGTTGCTGTTGGAGCTATTATTGCAGTGTTATCTGGAATTGCGATGCTTGTAAAAGATGAGAAAAAGTTCTCTGACTCCCTGATGGCTATTGCCGGCATGATCGCCGTTCTCGCGTTCTCGATGAAGTATCTTGTTAGTTCACTTAAAGGTGCTGCAGAAGGGGCCGCAATTGTGATCGGAGTGTTATTATCCGTAGCTGCAGTTTTTGGTGTCGTAGCACTTGCTATTAAAGCATTATCTGAAGTTATCGATTCGTTCAGACTTCTTATTCGTTTCATGAATAATGAGACAGAATGGAAAGGTATTAAAGCCTTCTTCTCAATGCTCAGAGATGAGATACCTGCAACGCTTGTTACAGTCATGATGTCCGTATCACTCGGATTCTCGGCCATGATGACATCGATTCTTACGACCGCGGCAAAATCTTCCGTCAAAATGAGGGGATTATGGTATGCCGGAATCATGATGGCTATTGGTGGTATTATCGATGCGCTATATGACGGTTCAGCAATTATCGGTAGATACATTCCTGGAATCGCTGGAAATCTCGGACAGGGATTTATGGTTGCGTTTTGCGATAAAATCAGAGCGAAGTTTGGTTGGCTTTTGAAACTTATAGGTCTCGAAGATAAGTTTGAACAAGTATCGGAAGATGCTATTGCCGGATTCAACAAGGGACTTAAGAATTCGCAGGACGACGTCGATGAAGCTGTTCGTAACTACTTAGCAAAGAATGCGATCACCGCCGCGAAGACGGAACTCGATGAGCATTCACCGTCAAAGGTATTCGCTGCCATTGGTAATTTCGTATCTCTTGGTATGGCTAAGGGTATTAAAGACGGCTCTCCGGAGGCTGTGAAAGCAACTGAAGATGCTGTTGGTGCAATTACCGGTGCTGCAGAAGGAAAACTGAAAAACATCGACTTCGATGGTATCGAGAATGCAATGAGTAGTGTTGTTAACCAGGTTAACTCCGCGAATCCGACACTTGCATTTAACTATGCAGGAGCTCTTCAACAGGCAGAGTATGAGAGAATGATGTCTCTTCAGGGACTTCAGCAGCTCGCCGCAGACACAGCATTGTCCGTTAAGGACGCTATAGCTATTAATGTACACCACAGCTTTGATACATTGCGTATCGAGGGCGTTAATGACAGGAAGACACTCGTCGAAACAATCGAAGTTTCTGTCGAGGAAATTCTTGGTAAGATTGTAAGAAAGCAGGGCCGAATGTAATGGATGTATTGAAATGGAAAGTTTCCAGAGAAGGACTTGTGATTGCGCAGGTCTCGACATTTTTAACGAATATTGAGTCTCGTAAAGTGATCGCCAAGGCATTGGATGGAACGATCCATATGCAGACCATCGGAACTGGTATTAAGAAGGCTGAAGTTGAGGTTCACTGCACTATGTCTGAACGTAGTTTGGTGATCCTCGCCGAGGCTGATGCAGCTTTGATTGAGGTCGTATACCGAGACAATAAGTATTACGGTTATATTGAGGAATCTCCGGAATGGGAGACACTCGAAGCTGGTGAAATGTACAAAGGTACTTTTACATTGCTTATAGAGGAGGTTGTACACATTGAGGAATCTACCATCTAATGTAAGCAAACATGTGTTTAAGCGTATCCAGACGAAGAGTAGCGGTTCTGAGATCTCAACAAATCTCATAATCGCTCGTCCGGAGACGACTTTGAAACACAAAGAATTTGTTGACATTCAGAAAATAACATCTCTGACTGGCGGTTCTACATTTGGTACTGCAATCGCTGTAGAACATTCAAAATGGGGTGTAAATAATACAAACATCTATACCGCTTACACGCATGATGGAAAGATCACAATCATGAGGGCAAAGCCTAAGTATAGAATTGAAGAGCATCATTGGATCGTTACCGACAATCAGATCGATGACGTTGATGATGCTATGGAAGTAGAACTTCGTTTCGACGGAACAATGCCGATTAAGAAGGCTGGAGATATGGAATTCATCACGGAGAAAGATCCGTGGGTCTTCTGGATCAACTTCGATCGCGAATGCTATGCCCAGAAGCTCGGACATCCGGAAACGCGATTCCGTTGTGCTGAAGCAAACTGTATGGGTATTTCAGCTATACGAGCAACATGGAGTGAAATCGGAAGATTTGATTTCGGTCTTTGCCTATTCATGTTATTGAATGGTGCGATCTATTATAGACAGTACATCAATGGAGAATGGTACGACGCAGCCCCGATTAACTTTGGGCCAGAGAACACTGTTTATACTCATATCCGCGTTACGAGAACATGGGATTACCGTGTATGCATCCAGGCGAAGGACAGAGAAGAAGGCAAGATCTATGAAATGTTCTCGCAGTTTGAAGGAATCGGTACGAGAAATATCGAACATGTGAAAATTGACAGCATAAAAGCCGAAGGAAGCACCACTGGCATTGAGTACCATCAAGCCAAGTCCGATGATAATAATACAACATTGACGGGAACAGGAGTAACTGATTCCAGAGTTCGTTGGGGTCAACCGGTATATGTTATTTCCGGAAACACGATCGACGACGGTACTGGTAACTTCGGAAAATTATTACACGTTCGTTTTGACCACCCGTTCGTCGAAGAAACCGTTGCGGCATCTGGAGAATCGTGGACATTAACCGATTCAAATGGACTTATGTTCAATTCAACAGAATGTTTCGCCACAAGTAACACGGAAGTAACAATTCGGTTTAGAAACTTTAACCTTGCCGTTGGCGAATGTACACTTCATTACGAGCCTGGAACTATCGCTACCGAAATAGTAGCGTCGAGAGCTTTTGATTATATATTCACACCGGAAGGTCTCGACAAGGATAATATACACATTCCTAAGGTAACGGAGGTGTACAATGAGTGATTTCGCTAAATCCGATGGAAGTAAAGTTGTACTTAAGTTCGACTGGCCGTTGATGCCGTTGTATGGCGATGAACTTGAACATATCCATTTATATTCCGAAGAATACACATACGTTCCGGATGGAGATATTGTGGAAGTTGAGAAGAAACT